TGTATTGTTAAAAAAGTAATTAAATCTGGACATTGTAATAATCATTCTAAATATAAACATAGATGTCCTGATTGTGTAGGAGTAGTTAATGGCTAAACTTTGTGCAAAAGGAAAAGCAGCAGCTAAAAGAAAATTTAAAGTATATCCAAGCGCATATGCAAACATGTATGCATCAGGTGTATGCTCTGGTAAAATAACGCCCGGTGGTAAAAAAGGTAAAACTAAAAAAGGTAACGGAAGAGCTTACGGAAAGAATTCGTAATGGGACTAAGGAAATGGGTTCAAGAGAAATGGGTAGACATTGGAGCTCCGAAGAAGAACGGAAAATATCAACCTTGCGGAAGATCGAAGGGGAGCAAACGAAAGTATCCAAAATGCGTACCACTTGCCAAAGCCACACGAATGACAAGCTCGCAAAAGGCATCTGCTGTCAAACGAAAAAGAGCAGCCGGTAATCCAGGTGGTAAACCTACAAACGTTAGAACATTTGCAAAAAGAACTAGAAAAGCAAGCGGTGGAGCTGTAGCTAATAATATGATTAGACAAGCTCAAAAAAATTATAGAGGTAGTTATATTTCTGGAGATTTAGGTGGAGTAAAAGTTTCAAATCCAAGTTTAAAAAAATATTACAAAGGATTAATTTAATGAGAAAACAGGATAACATGCCTGCAAGAAATAAAAAAAACTTTAGACCTACAAAGTCTGGAGCAGGTATGACTCGAGCCGGTGTCGCTGCCTACAGAAGAGCAAATCCCGGTTCTAAACTAAAAACAGCCGTGACTGGTAAAGTGAAAAAAGGGTCAAAAGCTGCAAACCGACGTAAGTCGTACTGTGCAAGAAGTGCAGGGCAAATGAAGAAATTTCCTCAAGCTGCAAAAGATCCAAATTCTAGACTACGTCAGGCGCGAAGAAGATGGAAATGCTAAATGAATCTAGAGTCAGTAATAACTAAATTAATAAGAAGTATTAATAAACAATTAGAACAATTATCTTTATCTGTCACTTCAGGAAACATTGACAGTATGGAGAAATACAAGTATATAATAGGACAAATAACAGCTTTAGAAGCTGTTAAACAGGAAATCTCTATCCTGCTAAATGAGAAGGAGCAAAATAATGGAACAGTCATCGACATCAAAACCAAAGATACATCTACCAAATAAAGATTTAGTTGGTATAAAAAAATCAGAAGAGAAACAAGACAAAGAAGAAAAAGAAAAACTTCCAAACCCAACGGGTTGGAGGATGATAGTTTTACCTTTTAAAATGAAAGAGAAAACTAAAGGTGGAATTGTTTTAGCTGAAACAACATTAGAGAGACAACAAGTTGCATCTCAATGTGGTTTAGTTTTAAAAATGGGTCCAGATTGTTACAAGGATAAAGAGCGTTATGCTGAAGGTCCTTGGTGCAAGGTTGGAGATTGGGTAGTTTTTGCCCGATACGCAGGATCCAGAATGAAAATTGAGGGTGGAGAAATACGTCTGCTAAACGACGACGAAGTTTTAGCAACCATCAAGAATCCAGAGGATATCTTGCATGAATATTAATAACATAGGAGGAAACTATGCCAGACGTAGAAGAAAATAAAACAGTTGATATAGATACATCAGGCCCAGGAGCTGAGATCGATGTTGCTGAAGAAAAGAAAGACGAGTCGGTTGTAGAAACCGAATCGCCGAAACAAGAAACAGTAGAAACAGTAGAAACGAAACAGGAAGAAACAGATAAACCTAAAGCTGATAATGAGTTAGAAGATTACAGTAAAGGTGTTCAAAATAGAATTGCAAAACTCACTAGAAAAATGAGAGAAGCTGAAAGAAGAGAAAAAGCTGCTATTGATTATGCAAAATCCGTTGAACAAAGAAGAAAAGAATTAGAATCAAGATTTAAAAAAACTGATTCTGAATATGTTAAAAAATTTGAGACAAGTATCTCAACAGGTTTAGAAGCTGCACAAAAAGATTTGGCTTCTGCAATTGAATCTGGAGACGCAAATGCTCAAGTTGAAGCGAACAAAAGAATTGCAACTCTTGCTTTTGAGAATGCAAAACTGGAGCAAGCTAAAGAAGGTAGGGAAAATATTGTACAAGAGAAACCTGTACAACTTTCTGATGGTGGAAGTTTACCAACAGAAACACCTTCTCAATTACCTACATCTGATCCAAAAGCGGAATCTTGGGCAAATGAAAATCCATGGTTTGGTCAAGATAGAGCCATGACTTTTACTGCTTTTGAAATTCACAAGGATTTAGTTGAAAAAGAAGGTTATGACCCTCAAACAGAAGAATATTATGTTGAAGTTGATAAAAGAATGCGTGTTGACTTTCCTCATAAATTTGGTAATACTGAGAGACAAACCACGTCCAAACCGGTTCAGTCCGTTGCTTCTGCTAATAGAAGCGTAAAACCTGGACGCAAAACTGTGAAACTCACATCATCACAGGTAGCGATAGCTAAAAAATTAGGTGTGCCACTCGAAGAGTATGCAAAACAATTAAAAATCACGAAGGAGGTATAGCATATGACAAATGAAAACAAAAAACCAACTCGTGCGAATCAAACACGGTCAAATACTGAAAGACCAAAAGTGTGGGTTCCACCATCTTCTCTAGACGCACCCCCTGCACCTGATGGATTCAGGTATAGATGGATTAGAGCAGAGAGTATCGGTTTTCAAGATACTAAGAACATAACTGGACGTTTAAGAGAAGGTTATGAACTTGTAAGATCAGAAGAAATCGAAAACGCATCTGACTATCCAGTTGTCGACGACGGCAAATACAAGGGAGTTGTTGGGGTCGGTGGCCTTTTGCTTGCAAAGGTCCCTGAAGAAATCGCGAAGCAACGTCAAGAATACATGAGGCAAAGAGCTGAAGGTATGGACGAAGCGGTACAAAACGATTTAATGAAGGAGCAAGACAACAGGATGCCTATCAATGTTGATAGACAGTCCCGTGTAACCTTCGGTGGTACAAAGAAATAGCTTTTTAGTTATCTCTCGGGTTAATCCCTATCATCGATTTAACGTTAACCAATATGGAATAGGACAACACTATGGCAAACAAAAACACACAAGGTTTTGGTCTTGTACCGGGTGATAGATTAGGAAATACTCCTGCTATCTCTGGTCAGTCTAAATACTTTATCGATGCTGGCGTTGCTGGAGCAATCTACAACGGTAGTGCTGTTAAGTCCGCTGCAGGATACATTGTCAATGGACAAGGTTCAGCAGCTCCTGTGGTTGGAGTATTAAACGGAGTATTTTTCAATGCGGCTACAACTTTGAAGCCAACATTTGCTAATTTTTACTCAGGTTCAATTACACCAGCTAACAGTGAAGACATAACGGCGTTCGTCAATGACGACCCATTCCAGAACTACATTGTAGCAACTGACGATGCGGTAGCCCAAGCTGGTTATTTAGAAACTTATGACATGAACACAACTGCTGGAAGCAGCACGACTGGGAAATCATCAGCAACTCTAGATATCGGAACTACGGGTGCAGACAACAAACAATACAGATTACTAAGATCAGCAGAAGATCCTGAAAATGATACTAATGCTGCTTTCAGATCTGTAATTGTTGTCGCTAACTTGTTAGAACTACAATCATAATAGGAGTATATAGACAATGGCAATATCACGATCACAGCTAGTTAAAGAACTAGAGCCAGGCCTAAATGCACTATTTGGTCTGGAATACAAAAGGTATGAAAATCAGCATGCTGAAATTTATACTGAAGAATCTTCTGACAGAGCTTTCGAAGAGGAAGTAATGTTATCAGGATTCGCAAACGCACAAGTAAAAGGTGAAGGTCAAGGTGTATCTTTCGACAATGCACAAGAAACTTTCACTGCTCGTTACACTCACGAGACCATCGCTTTAGCATTTGCTATCACGGAAGAAGCTATCGAAGATAACCTCTACGATAGATTAGCTTCTAGATACACAAAAGCTTTAGCAAGATCTATGAGTAATGCTAAACAAGTGAAATCAGTAGCCCCATTGAACAATGGTTTACCTTCGGTAGACACGTTCAAATCAGGCGACGGTGTTTCTTTGTTTAACACATCTCACCCTACAGTAGCAGGAACGTTTTCAAACACGTTAGCTACTCAGGCAGATCTTAACGAAACTTCATTAGAACAATCGCTAATCGACATTGCGAAAATGACTGATGAAAGAGGTCTTAAGATTGCAGCAAGAGGTGTAAAAATGATAGTCCCTTCAGAAAACCAATTCACAGCTGAAAGATTGATGAAATCTCAAGGCAGAACTGGAACAGCTGATAATGACATCAACGCAATCGGATCTATGGGGATGATACCTCAAGGTTACAGAGTTAATAACTTTTTAACTGATACTGATTCGTTTTACATCCTTACAGACGTGCCTAATGGAATGAAAATGTTCCAAAGAGCGCCTCTGAACACTGCGATGGAAGGTGATTTCGACACTGGCAACGTAAGATACAAAGCTAGAGAAAGATACTCATTTGGAGTATCAGACCCTAGAGGTATCTTCGGCGTTGAAGGTGCGTAATAACTGAAAAATTAAAAAGGGGGCTTTCGGGTCCCCTTTTTTTATGATAGAAAGAAAGAACCCATGAAAACTTTTAAAGTACAAATCAGAGCATATGGCTACCACGCTATATTTAATATCTCTTGTGAGGATAACGCTAAATCCTTTGAGGATACACTAGTTGACAAACTAGGAAAAAATGATATTGTATGGGACAAAGATGGATTTACAAGTAAATCTAAAACATGGTTAACCTATGAGGAGGTTATAGATGGAACACGTTCAGAGCCTTTACACGAAAAAAAGGAGTCTAGAACTGGAGTGGTCGCAGCACTATAATCAGGAGAAAAGATATACTCTTGATATGGTAAGGATTGATGACAGAATAAGACAAGTTATTAATCATATTAAACAAGCTGAAGCTAAAGAAGCTCACTTGGTTAATAGAGTAAATGATGCTGCACCCGACGTTTCTGTAGCTACGTAACATAAAAACGCTACATCGCTGAAATCGCACTTTCTCGTAAGGCTCTCTTGCACTTCTCACAAAACTAAGTTATAAAATACGTACCATACATTAAAAAAACAAAGTAAATGTAGACGCGTATGGTCGACATCCCTAGGGACTACATTTATGTATTCTAGGAGGAATATAACATGGCAAACACAACATTTTCAGGACCGGTAAGATCGGAAAACGGTTTTGAAGTAATT